TTCCCCCCCCCCCCAGCTCAATTTTCTTTAATTCTTCGATGCCTATCAGTCTGCAATCCGGAAGCATGATGCTCGCAGCTCCCAGGTTGACTTTCGTTCCTTCGATTCTCATTCTTGGGTAGCCGACAAGCACTTTGCACTCCTGGGCGATTCGATAGGCATTATCTGAGATTACCTTCCGTATTCTCTTCTGATCTGCTACTGAGGTTCGCTTTCCGTTTACCGGTATCTTCCGGAACTCAGCCTGCATCTCGTTCTCGCCTTTATATATACGCTCATACACGTATATGAAGCCTCTTGCCATATCGCTTATCCTTTCTCTTTGTCCACTGCAGTCTGCGTCTTTTCTACGGTACCTTTGATTTCAAACATCACGCCCGGCTTCACGTATGCGATTGATACCGGATGTCCGAAAAAATCCTTTGCGGCTCTTCTCAGCTTTTTCTCATACTTTGCCATCTTCTTTGCAGCGTGTGCTCTTACCCATTCTCTCGCAAATTTTGCCTGTTCCATATCGCTCTCCGGTGTATTCATATTGCCTCCTTACCATTCGTCAATGTCTATCCATTTATCCGTGCCTTTTTCCTTGACTTCAAAACGATACTCGTCATATTTGCATTCGACTCCGAATATATCCGTATACCTTGTGCTAATGTATGATCGTATGTCTATCCCATACACTTCGCCTACATACTTTAATTCTTTATCTATAGCATCTTTTATTTCTTCCGATTTGCTGTAATAGCTGTCACCAGCTGGATTCCCGAATCTTTCTGCCACGCTTCTGCAGGCATCCAACACTCGTATCCTAAGCGTTTGTTTCCTTATCTGTCCTTTGAGTTCGTCTTTGACGATTGCACGTATTCTTTTTTCAAATAGCATACTACCTCCTATTTGGTTTCTTGGTTTTCTCAATCTCCTGCAGGGAAGGTTTGCCTACACACTTCTCCATACCAGCCGCCAGCTCCTTCGCTCCAGGGTTGTTTTTCTCAATCTCATTTGCCAGGTGGCGCAGGACTAAAACAATCAGTCCTGCATCTAACTTGGCGTATGGAGATATGCTATTGATAACCCTCTCTGAGTAATACTGCAGACCGTGGCTTACCAGGTTCATTGCCTCTTTTGTCTTGCCTTCCGCAATTAACTTATTGCCTCTCTCTACATAGCTGCTCATTCTTGGTTTAATCAGTCCCATGCCTATTCCTCCGGATCTTCGTAATCATAACCTTCTGTGTCTGTATCTCCCAGGATGTCGTCGGTAATATCCTCCGGCTCTTCCTCGTTAGGTCCCTCGGCTGGTGTATCTCCCGACTCTTCGCCGTTCTCTTCCGACTGTGTTTCTTCCTCTGCAGGCTGGGTGTCTGTTTCCTCTTCCTCCGCAGGCTTCTCTTCGTCTGCCGGTCCAGGTAGCGCCGGTCTTACATCTGCATCGATGTATGTACCGTCGATAATATCCTCATTGCCTTCGCCTTCCTGCTTCTGACCCTGCATAAAGTCTGAGTCAAAAATCGTTCTCTGCTGTGTGTTTGCGATCGGCTGTAATACATAGCAGCCAGTCTCTTCATCCATAACCATCTCCATCTCGTTATTGAGATTTCCACCTTTCTCGTCGGTAATCTTTACTGCAGATGTGACCTTGTGCTTGAACTGCGGCTTGCTGATCTCCCTGGATTCTCCCTTGATATTCGGGTCATAGTTCGGGATAAACTCCTTTACCATGGTAACGTCAATCTTGATTGTCATGCTTCCTTCGTTGGACTGCTTCTCAATCATGTTTCCAAGAAGTCTCTGCAGGACAAAATTCATATCGTGCTTCATATTCTCGAAGGTATCGCTGTCGAAATCCAATTTCTTGTCAAAATCATTCATCACTTACTCTCCTTTGCAATCTTGCCGTATTTGATATTGTTCTCATTCATAAAAGCAATCAGTTTCCCCAGCTGCTCCTTAGTTCCGTCTGCAAAGAAACGTACTCTGTACTTCTTTTCCTGCTCAGGTTCTTCTTTTGGTGCAAACGGATCAACCACCTGCGCTGCTGGTGCCGCCTGCGTTTCTCCGGCTACTGCCTGGGCGAATGCCGATTTTTCAATAGACTCAATCACCTTACCCATTTCAGACTGAGGTTCTGTCTGTTCGACTTCTGCGGCGGCTTCCTGTGCTTTCTTAGCTTCTGCCGCTTTACGCTCCGCTTCTTCTGCCTCACGCTTTGCCTGCTCCTCAGCTTCTTTCTGCTTGCGGATTTCTTCCTGGCGTTTTCTCTCGGCCTCTTCCTCAGCCTTACGGCGCTTGTCCGCTTCCAGTTTTTCTTCCAGGTCTGCCAGCCTCTTGTTCTCTGCCAGGGCCTTGCTGAGGTCCAGGGTCTTGATATACACATCCTTCGCATTCAGCTTATACTTACTATCCAGGCTGTCGATAGTCTCCAAATCCGTCTTAACCGTGTCGATCTTGTCCACGATTTCCTTCTGTGCGGTTGCCAGCTTATATGTCTGATTAAGGTAACGGCTGTCGAAAATCTTTTCAAACGGCAATACCTCGGTCAAATCTCCGATATTTTCATCGTAGGTAGCCTTGATAGCCGCTTTCTTTTCTTTCTTCTGTTTCTCCTCGAACGCCTTTACCTGCTGGTCGATCAGTGCGACCGGCTCATTGATAAGTGCCGTGATTTCCTTTAACTCTGCCTCGAACACTGCATAAGGCTCATTGATGATGTTCTTTACCTGCTTTCTTCTCTCCTCAATAGCCTTAATGAGCTTGTTCAGCTCGGCCCTGTCATTCTTCGCCGCCTTAATGTTTTCCTCTGTGTAAACCACATTCTCGTAACCAGCAATCTTGGCTCTTACTGCAGCCTCCAACTCTTCCTTGTTCCACTGAATGCGTCTGAGAAAACCATCCTCTGTCGGGTTAATCAGTCTGAACTCCATTTTCCCTGCCGGTACTACCGCTGTCTCAACAACTTCTGCTTCCACTGTTTCAGTTTTCTTTCTTCCTGCCATTGTTTACCTCCTAAATTTGATCCGGTCCTACGACCTTTATCATCACATCAACCCTCGGCGTTTCTGAGTAAAATTTCCTTACCTGTGCATCCACGACTGCCGAATCATCGTGGTACGCTACCAGGTTTAGACTGTCGCAAACAATCTTACCGATATTATCCCAGTCCGGCTTCTTGGTTGGTCTGATCCTGTGTTCCAACATTTCCCTGCGCTTCTTCTTGCTGGTGGACTTCGGAATTTCGTAATATGCAATTATCCTTACATCCAGCATTGCCCCTTCCGGAAACATCTTTCCTTTGGCTGCTTCGTTGTAAAACAGCTTCACCAGGTTTTCATAACTGGTGGTCTCTTTCGGGGTGTACGTCTTAACATGCGCCCCAGCTCTTGAAAACTTCGGTCTCTGTTTCCCGAATGGCTGTCCTGGTATTGTGAAACGAATCTGCTTCATATCTTCATCCACTTTCTGCCTCCTATGCCTTGTCGCCAATCTCGGCCGACATCTTATCCGTCACCTTCTTGGCTGTCACCTTCGTTTTTCCGCTTGTTGCTTTGTAGAGTTCTGCCTTATCTGTGCCTTCCTCCACATACACCTTCAAGTAGTAATCTAACTGCTTTCCGGTCTCTGTCTTTTTTCTCTTTCCTGGCCCGACGGTATAACCGTTCTCGTGCAGGATTGCCGTAACCGTCTTGCGATCTTCCAGCTTGTCAATGCTGATTTCTGCCACCTTAATCAATCCCATGCTGTCATTCCTCCATTAAATTCTTCATGGCATCGAACCTCTTCGACGCCGCCTTTTCTCTCCAACTTCTGCCTGCAAACCTTACCGGAAAGCACATCTCAAATATTCTGTCATAGATACGTCTGTATCGGATGTCCTCTGACTCCTGCATATCCTTCAATGTCATATTCGTAGTGAGGATCAACGGCTTTCCGGATAAATACCTGCTGTCGATGATGTTGTACACCTTCTCTAACGCATAATCGGTACTTCTCTCTGCTCCCAGGTCGTCGATAATCAACAGCTTTGCCGCATTCAGTCCCGCCATTATTCTTTCTTCCTCGTCGGGGTTGCCCTGGATGTTCTGCAGTATCTTCACGAACGATGTCATAACCACCGGGATCATCTGATTCAGCAACTCATTCGCAATGCAGGCGGCCGTGTAACTCTTCCCGGTTCCGACCGTCCCCCAAAACAACAATCCTTGGCGTTTCTCATACATTTCGTCAAACCTTTTCACGTAATTGCCTGCGAGGTTGTAGATTTTCTGATTGTCTCCGTCCACCTGGTATCCGTCCAGCCTTGCCGCTTTCAGCTTGGCGTCCATAAGGCTGCTGGCTTTCAATCTTTCCAAACGCTGCATTTCCTGTCTCTTCTTTTCTTCCTCTTCCTTGCGTTTGTTCTCCTCAACCTTGCACTTACAGATACATGGAACAATTATCTCCCTGCCGCCGGTAAAATCCGACGCTGGCAACCTGGTCTGCTTTTTGGTTCTGCAGACTCCGCAGTAAAGCAGTCCGTCTTTGCCGATGTAGTCGCCCTCATTCTGCTCTGTCTCGAATGCTTCTGCAGGTAAAACCTTCTGCAAATCCAAATTCATCGTCACTCACTCCTTCCGAACGGATTCTCGTTGTCGTCGTACTCTGCTTCGCTCTGTGCCGGCTTGTCCTTTGGCAGATAGTCCAGGAACGGCGTTGACTCTCCTAAGAATGTCTTGCCATGCTTTATGTACATTGTCTCTGTTCTCTGCTTCTTGCACTGTGCCGCATAGTTCTTTACTGCTTCATACAACTGCTCGTGGGAGAAGCCATCTTCCAGGCGTGCCTTATACTTCTTGTATGCCTGCCCTTTATCAACCTTCCTCGGGTATACCTCCCACAGTTCCTCAAAATCCGTGGTGTAATTACCAATCGCCTTATTTGACTTCTGTTCTGCAGGCAGTACCGGTTCTTTCGGTTCCGGAAGTTCCGGCGTTTCTGTGCTTTCTCCTGCCAGTGCTTCCTTCTCAGCCTTCATGCGGTTGTAATATTCTCTCTGCCTGTCAGCCTCACTGGACGACTGGCCGATGAAGTTCTGAATATCCATCATGTAGATTGCTCCGTTATCGAGCATCTCGATTAAATCCAGCTTCTTGAATACATCCAATGCTTTCTCGACGGTGCCTACCTGGTGCCCTGTCAAAGTTGCCAGGATTTCCGGCGTGTACGGAATCACATTTCTATACATCAACCTGCCGGAATTGCTCAGGCTTTTCAGATAGAGTTTCAGCAGGATATTACTGTATAAATATCCGTCCTTCATGCTCTCTAAAATCTTCATCTCGTCCGTGTCGAAAAAGTCCTCTTTCAGCTTTAGGTAGTAATATTTTCTGTTGTCTGCCATTCAGTCACCGCCTATCTCCTTAAATGCCTGCTGTCAAGTCCATAATCGAGATCGGCTTCTTTAACACTCTGTTGTGTCTGCAGCAATCGCACAATTCGCATCTATCCGGTTCAACCTCTCCATTCTTAACTCTGAGGATTCTCGGCATATTCATCTCTACCATGTGCAATGCCTCCTGCAGATAGTTGTCAGTTACGTGTATAATGCGGATGTCCGGCTCAGGCTTTTCTTTTGTTGCTCCCGCAATAAAAAACGGTAATTTCTCGCCGGTATTCTGTCTCACGATTTCCTGGTAGACCGCACCCTGGATGTCGTAACCCCAGTAGCGAACAAAATCAAGGTAGCCAATATCCTTTACCCATTCCAGTTTCGTTATAGATGCCATAACCTTCAAATCAACGATAGCCACTCCCGGAATGTATGAGTCCATCTTAATCTTCCACTTTGTCCCGAACAGCTCTCCTGTCATAATGACCTGCTTCTGACCGCTCATATACTTCATGAAGTATTTGTCTCTCTCGATTCGTGCGATGATGTTTTCCGCCTGCTTATAGTCCGACTTCAAATCACCCTTCTGAGTGAAGATTTCTTTATTGTCCTTTTTGAACTGTTCCAGGCTTCCCTCAAAATAGCTATCTACATAACTTCCTACCAGCAGCGCCGTAGTCTTTTCATCTTCCCAATTCCCGTTGAGCTTTTCCATTGCGTGAAACTCACAAGGCAACTTGCCGTAGGTTCCGGCAAAATCCTTATACCCCGATACGCTCATGTACTCCCGGTTAGCCTCCTGGCTATAATAATTTTCTGATGTCAGCTGCATTCTTCTTCCTCCTATTCAACCTCTTCCAAATCTAAGCCGCCGATCTGCTGTTCCTCTTCTTTCTGCTCGATATTACTGAACGGGTCCTGTGCCTCTACGATATCCGGCTGGTTGTCGCCGTAACTTCCTTCGCCGTCCTCGTCGTAAACCTTCTGATCGTCCTGGATTGCTCTCTGCATATCCACTGACAAAATACCCCACTTGCTGAGCAGCATCTTAATAACCGTCTTTAACGCCATTGCCTCGAAATCTGTCGTCCACTTACTGCCCTTCTTGTTGTTTTCCAGGTCATATCTGTATGCTGTTGAATACTTGCGGGCGTGGTTCTCGACCTCTGCTGTTGTCATAAACAACTCTTTTCTGAAACCGGTCAATAACTTAAACCAGGCATAGTAACCAGCGATGTTCTCTGATTTTCCTTCGGCTCTCTGCGTACACTTCGAGAAGTCCGTCACAAATTCAACTTCTCCGGTAATCGGATTGTATGAAACCAGCTCGTCCTTGTAGACAACGTCTTCCGCGGGCGCTG